GGAGCGTATATGTTAGGTGGTGCAGGTAGTTTTCAGATGAGAGTGGTTAGAGGATAATGGCAGGTCAACTAGATTCAGCACTTAAACAGATTGCAAAACAGGTTGTATCTGATTTAGGTAGTTCGCTAGATACTACTATTACTTATACGAAAAAAGGAACTTCAAGTTATAACATAGAAACTGGAGAGGAGATAAGTGTAGATACTACTTTTTCTAATATAAAAGTACCTATTGAATTTATTGTTGCAGAGGAAGATGATGCTAGAGAGATAAGAAGAGCAAAATTATATATTACACCAGATTTAATTGGTGATAATCAGCCAACTTTTGAAGATGAAGTTACATTAACCTATGCTGGATCTACAAGAGTTGCTCAAATTACCGATATTGATACAAAACAAGGTGGGCAGACATATTTATTTACTTTGCAGGTTAGATTCTAATGGTTAGAAGAAGTGCTAAACGTGGATTTGGACCGAGAGGTACATCTTTTACTGAGCTAAAAGCAAAAGATTTTGCTGATATTATTAAACGTGATTTAGATGAAGAAATAGATGCCAGTTTAAATGGTTTTGTAAAAGCTGTTGTAAATGACTTAAGTAATATAGGTACTAAAACAAAAACTGGTGGAATAAGTCCTGTATTAACAGGTTTTTTTGCTTCTAGTTGGAAAGCTAGTAATACTTATGTTCCTATGCAAGATGATATTGTTAATTTTCCAAGATGGAATAAAATTCAAAAACAAACCAAAAAAGGTTCAAGAAATAAACTTAAGCCAGGTTTTAAACCATTATTAAAACCTAGACATCCTGTGCCAACTAACTTTACAAGAAACAATCCTGTTTATATTGGTAATACAGTAAGATATGCTCCTGATGCTTTGTTATCACCTAAATCAAATATAAATGCGTATCTTCAAGGTGGAGCTACAAGTGGTTTTAGTAAAAACTTAAATCAAAAAATTAACAGATTTTTTACAGATAAACGTCCTGATATTAGAGTTGGTTCTGAACCTGTTTTAACTCAAGACAATGAAATAGGTGTACAGTACTTATCATTATGACTTTAGTAAACACCAGAGCAGCTTTTGAAAAAGCAGTTACAGATGCAGTAGTTGATCTAGATCCTACTGTATTGCTTATATATGATAATGTTGCTTTCACTGCTCCTGGAAAAACAAAAAAATATATTGTTATGTCAATAAACTTTGGGCAATCAACAATACAGAATCAAGGTGCTGCTTCTAGTTATTATTCTGGTTTTGTTCAATGTAATATTTATGTGCCAAGAAATAAAGGAACATCTATTTTATCTTCTATAGGAGAAGCTGTTATAGATGGTTTGATTTCTGTTAATGCTTCTGATTATACAGATACTTTTAATTGCTCTCCTAGAGTAACTGACATTATCGGACCTGGACCTATTATTTCTGACGAAGAATCACATTTCTTAGGAGTTATATCTTGTCAATTCTCTGCTAATGCCTAGTATATAGTAATATAATATAATTTTGATATGACTAGAGCAGTTGATCTCCTCAAAAACAAGTTTGGTGTCTCACAACTTTACAAGCATGATGTAAAAAAAGATGATGAAATTATTCTGACTATTTACTGGCATCCTTTAACTATTGCTGAAAGAGAATCAATATTAAAAAAATCAGGTAATGAAGATGCAAATGATTTTGCTTTAGCGTTAATGATTCAAAAGGCATTAGATAAAGATGGTAATAGACTTTTTCAAGATGGTGATAAGGCATCTCTTAGAAGGGAAGTTGAAGCAAACATTTTGCAGGAGATACAATTAGCAATGATGGAAGCTGGTATAAATAAAGAGGGAGAACAGGCAGAAGCCGATTTAAAAAGCTGATAAATTAATGTTTTTTATGTTCTCTTTGGCTAAAGAGCTAAAGATGACTGTTAAAAAACTTGCAGATGAATTAACTATGGAGGAATTGTTAGGTTGGTCTGCTTATTTTTCTATTACAGAAAAAGAAAGAAAACAAGAACAAGAAAAAGCACAACATACTAATGCTTTAAGACGAAGAACAAGGTAAGATAGAAAGTAAATTAAGTCTTATTAATTAAGTGGCTGCTGATTATACGAGAAATATAGTATTTAATGTCAATGATAAGGCGATAAAACGTGCAACTGATCGTATTACTCGTAGTTTAACTAATATAGAAAAGACATTACAGAGAATAGAAAGTAAAGGATTTAATAATTTAGCGAAAGAAGTTGATATGACAAGTAAAAAGATTAATCAGGCTAGTAAAAGTGTTAATGGTTTTAATATATTATTAAGGCAAACATTTGGAACTGGAGTAGGTCGTAGAACTCTTGGATTGGGAATATTAGGTGGTGGGATAGGTATTAATAAGGCAGTTGATGATTTAAATAATTTAAAAAGAACTGCTTCAACTTTCTTACCTGTGTTTGGTAAAAGCACTGCAATCGCAACTACAAAAGTTAGTGCTTTAAGTGCAGCGTTATCAAAATTAGGAGCTTTTGCTGCTGGAGATCCATTAGGAGCAGGTGCATTAGCTGTTGCTTATATGATTTTTGGAGACAAAATTCAAGAGTTAGCATTAAAGGCTGGAGGTGCTGCTGTAGGAGCATTTGCAAGTTTAGGTAAAAAAGCATTTGAAGCCAGCACTATTGGTGTTGCAGGATTTAAACAATTAAATCAAGAAATTAATATAACAACTCAAGCTGCATTAAAAATGAATACATTATTTGCTCGTCAAAATGCGATGAGAGGTAATGTTGTAAGAAATATAGGACGCAGTCAAGCAGCCAGAAGAGATTCAGACTTTCTTGGTTTTAGTCAAGATGCAGATTTATTAAGGCCACAAATCCTTCAATCAAGGATCTCTGCACAAACTCTTGAATCAAGAGGTTTTAGTGATGACCAAATAAGAGCAGCAGAAGAAAATTTTAGAAGAACATCTGGGCAATCAAGAAGAATAACATCAGCGATGATGCAATCTTTCCCTCGTCCTCTTGGTGCAGATGGAAGTCCTTTTATTGGGCCGTTGTTTGATAAAAATACTTTTGTTTCCAGAGTTGGAAGGCCAGCAGGTTTTAGATTTGGAGTCGCAGGTGGTTTAATAGGTCCAGCAGATAGGCCAGGTATTCAAGATCCAGTTGAAAAATCAATCAGAAGAAATCAAGCTAAAAGAGATAGATTATTACAAAAAGAATTAAAAACAAGACAAAAAATACTTGCAGTTAAAAAACAAAATTTAGTTATTGATACGAAGTCTGAAAAAATTGAAAAAACAAAATTAAACATATTACAAAGAGGTAGGAAACTATTAAGAAATCAATTTCAGCAAGGTGGTGCTTTCTTTAACAGTAGAGGTAGAGCAGGTAGAATTGCTGGTGCTGCTCAAAGTGGTCTAATCGGTGGTGGTTTTCCGTTGTTATTCGGTCAGAGTCCTGGTGCTGCAATTGCTGGTGGTGTCGGGGGCGCGTTAGGTGGTGCTTTGAGTCCTGGATTTGGATTTGCTGGTTCTATTGTTGCCACTGCTGCTGCACAAGAAATTCAAAAAGTACTTGATTTTAGAAAACAAGTTTCTGAATTAAATATGGAAATGAGAAGTATGGGTATAAGTTCTAACATATCTGCAAATTCTATTACTAAATTAGGTAAATCTTTAGGTATTACGAAAGAAGAAGCAGTAAAAGCATTGCAGGAGCTTAAAAGATTTGGAAATGATGCAGTATTAATTGCTAAAAAGTTTGGTGGAGATTTTGCAAAGTTTGACGCTTTCGCACAAGCTAATACAGTTCAATCTGCATTAGCAGCTATAAGAAAAGTTAATAAAGATTTGACTTTAGATGATGAATTAAGATTTATTAATTCAGTAAGAAGAAAAGGTGTCGAAGCAACAATAAATCAAATGCTTGATGAAATGTTAGAAAAACAAAAAAAATTAGATACAGAAGGATTTGGTCAAGGAAAAGGAAAAAGTCCTGGTTCAAATAGAAAAAGAATGAGTGTATTACAACGTGAGAAAGAAATAACAAACGAAATTGTTACAGAGAATACTGAGTTATCAGAGAAATTAACAGAAATAAGAGATAAGTTTGGGGAAATACAAATTGCAAGTGAATTAAGTTCTTTCTCAATAGTTCAAGGACTAGAAGATGTAAATAGAGAAATTAGAAAATTAAATGATTCACAATTTCAAATAGTTGAATTATCTAAAACGCTTGGGTCTGCATTTTCCGAATCATTTAAAGGAATAATTCAAGGCACTATGAGTGTTCAAGATGCTTTTAGAAATATGTTTAGTCGAATAGCAGATCATTTTATAGATATGGCAGCACAAATGGCAGCAACTCAACTTCAAAGAAGTATTTTAGGAATGTTTGGTGGAGGTTTTGGTGGCACAGGTAATCTGGGAATGAAGATATTAGGAGCAGGTCAACCTTCTCTACAGGCTCTAACACCTTTTGGTACTGCTGGTCAATTTGTAGGGAAATCTCATGCTATTGGCTTTGCAGCAGATGGTGGTCGTATTCCTGGTGGAAGGCCAACTATTGTTGGAGAACGTGGTCCAGAGCTATTTACACCTGGAGTATCAGGAATGATCACACCAAATCATGCTCTTGGTGGTTCTACAAGTATTGTCGTAAACGTAGATGCTTCTGGTTCGTCT